ACTCTTGTAGCACTGCCATTGTGCCCATGCTACCGAACTGGCCTTTTTTGTTTGTTGTTCCCGCGCCGGTGCCGCCGACCGGAGGCCCGACGCCAAACCGTTCGCGCGCTTGCTGGATCATGGCTTGCTCATTCGCCATCGACAGTTGGCCCGCACTGACATCTCCGACAGGTATGTGCTCAAACTCTCCAGCACCAAATGGTAACGTGGCACCTGGGAACACTGACATGTTTTTGTCGATGTTGCGATTCTGCGGCGACAAGCGATTCAACCCGAGCATCATCCACGTAGTCGCGTCGTTGCGCTGGTTTTTCGCGGTGCTGATTTCATCTTGGAAGTAGCTACCCATGTCCGCGAAGCCGCGGCCATTCATGCCGTGTTCGCCAAGCGAGAGTCGCGTGCGCACCAGTGGAATCTGATTTTCGGGAATGAAATTAAAAACCTGATTCAGCATGGTTTTGGTTTCTTTGTGGTACCACGAGATCAGGCGATATTTTTTCTTTCCCACGTACCAGTAGAAATAGCACTCCCAAATATCCCACTCCGCGAGAATGCGATCCTCGGTCGCGACCACGCCCTTGCGCTGGTTCTCGCGCTTGCGCACTTCGCCTGGCCCGTAGCGGTCAGGCTTCCCGAGAATTTTTTCCACTTCGGATTTTTTGTAGAGTCCCTTGAACACTCGCTCGTGCAAGTCGCGACGGTTGGGAGAACATTTGCGCGCGAGAAAGCTCGACTCTTCCGGCGTGTTCGCGTCGGGATCGTACAGCACGTCCTCGTCGCGCAAGTTCAAAACTTTTGGCCCTTCGTACAGCGTAGACTCTTCAAACTTGTTTCGCTTGCCTCCGTCGTCGTAGCCGACGTGCACCGCTTCGACTCGCTTCTCGGGCACGACACAGACCCACGCGGTGCCGATGTCGGTGCTGTCGTGGAACCATAAATTTTCTACGCGGTACAAGTCGAGTTCGTTTGGCTCGTAGGCCACGTAGTCGATAAAACTTTCCAGCAGTCGCGCCTTTTGCGTGTTGTGGTGCGCGGCAGCAGCGTCCACGCCGTGCGTGAAGTAGCGGTAATAAATTATCGGGGAGATGGCCCAGATGAGTTGCAGGACGCGCGCGGCCAGTTCGTCAGTTGACTCACCGATGATCGGGTGCACCAAATTGCTGCAATTCTCGAAAGGCCAGCTCTTGTTTTCCTCACGCGGCTTGCCACTCGCGAGTCGCCGCCACTCGGGCACTTTGTGCTTGTGCCGATTGTCCAACTGCTTCGCGCGCACTTCGATCTGCTCGTCAACCCATTTGATGATTTCTTTATCGACGGATTCGCCGAAGGTTGTTGACTTCATCTCGAAGTCCCGCGTCGCGCGGTAGGACAGTTTTGGTTTCGGCGCGGGATCAGGCTGCTGCGCGGGCACGAGCTGCGGCATCTGCGGGACTGCGGTCGCCATGAAGCGAGAGTCTAGCAAGCCTGCGAATTAATATCCACCGAAACCTGTGCTGCGCGTCGCGAAGGCCTGCTGCTGTTTCAAGAACCACTCAGACAAATCGCGGCGGCGAATGTTTTCGAGCGTACTCGGAATAATCCCCACCGCGTTCAGCACTTCGACCGGGCCCGCGGGATAGCTCTCGTACTCCGCGAAAAATTCCTTGAAACTCGGGTGAGTCCAAAACTGGCGATTCTTGAACAGTGATTGCAAGTTCTCGATGCGGTAGCTCTGCCCACTTTCCGAGTCGTCGCACTCCAGCTCGATGACTGTCAGCGCGTTTTTCTTCTCGCGCCGGTTGCGCTCGTCCAAATAAAACTTCATCGACTGCGCTGCGTCTTTCGCGAGATAGAACTCCGCGAGACGCATGGACAACGCGATTTTGTAAATCATATCGAGCAAATTGCCGTGCATAAACTTCCCGACTTCGAGTTTCAATAAATAAATCCAGTCGCGCTCGCTGTCGTAGGCCGCGACGAGTATCACGTGATTCGGCCTGCGATGCTTCGGGTCCGCGAGACACACAATCATGCGCTTGTGCAGCACGCCCACGTTCACGTCGGGAATCGGATCGCCGTCCTCGAGGATGTGGTGCAGCAACAAAAAGTTTCGCAAGTCTTCTTTGTCGAGGTCGGGTCGCGCTTCTTTGCAAATGTACTTGCGAATCCACTCCGGTTTGAATAGGCAGTCTTCTGGCAAAACAGTTTTATTCCTGTAGAAGTGTACGTAGTCGTAACCTTTGCCCTCAATCGCGAGCGTCTCGCGCTGCTTCTGCAAACGCTCCATCGTCCACTCTTCGGGAAAGATCGGCTCACCGTGAACCGGATGTAGCTCGCAACATCCACCCTCCGCGTCGTGTGTCTCGAAAATAAATTCAGGATGGTTCGCGCGAATCATGCTGTTCAAATCCGCGTGGCCCCAACGATTCCCGATGACGAGATGCCGGCCGATGCCCGTGCGTGTAAATGCGATGGGATCAAACCGCGTCGTGGTTTGTTTCCACCAGCGGTAGGTGTCGAGCATGATTGACCCGTCGCCGTGGAGCATGTTGTCTTGCGCCGCTTTGCCGACGCTATCGTCGTTAATTACTTGTTTAACGTGAATCCCTTGTAATGCTTGCCCGACGCTGCGCAGTTCGTACGTCGCGGTTGTGAGGTCGCTAGGCTTGTCGCGGTCGCGCCTGTGCATCTTGCTGTGATTGTTCCAAAGCGTGTCGCTCGTGGGGATCACGTCGCTGAACGCAAAGCGGAACATGTCGTTGTGCAGGTAGTGATCGTCAATCGCTTTGCCCATCGCGACCACGCGCGTACTCGTCTCGTGCGTGATGAGTGTCCGCGAGTTTTGCTCGTGCAACGAGCGCATCTTCACGAGCCACTCGTCGGAATACCCGAGACCGCCCATTAAATCCTCGTCGCGATTTGTGACCGGGAGTGACCACCACATCGAGAGCCCTTCAACGCCGCACGTAGTTTTGAAGTGCGACATGGGAATCTCGAACACGAGATGCAAGTCTTCGGTCTCCAGTGTTGAGCACATGTACCAGTGGAGTTTCGCAAGACGATGCTTTTTCAGCACGAAGTGTGTGAAGAAAAATAAACTGCCTAGCGAGTTCAGGCGCACCGCATCTCTGTAAGCCTGTGGGTCGTCACGCGGGATTGGAAGCAGGGACCACTTCATTTCTTCACCACGAAACAGCAGCCGCTTGAATTATAGTGCTTCCATCTTGGCTCGCCGCAATTCGCGCACAACTTCAAATCCGCGTGAGCAAAATAGATTGCCTTTTCTCTTCTGGTCCGTGGAACGATAGACGGCGCTTTCACGGGCGCACCTGTTTGCGGATTTTTTCACGCTCACTCTTCGGCATGTTGTAGTAGATCGCGAGTTGTTCTTCGCGCGAGCGCGGGAGTGGTGGGATTCCATTCGCCCGGTTGTAAGCATCTTTCAGAGCTTCGGTCGTTAAATATTCCTTGTAGGCTTTTTCTTTTGCTTTCCACTCCTCTGGTGTGAAAATATCGCGATCGCCAAATAATTGCTCCTCTCCAAATATTACCGAGGGAATCGCTTTTGCCTTCAGCGTCGCGCGTAGTTTCTCTCGCAACTCCTCAGTTTCTTGCAGCGCGGCATTTCTCTCCTCCTGGCTGATCTCGGGGAAATTAGTATGCGGTCCTTGCGCCAACTCCATCTCAATGTTTGCCGCCTCGATGACTTCCGACGGGGTTGGCCGGAACTTGCAAGTCTTTGTCACTCGGAGAAATGCTTTGTGGAGTATGTCCGGCTTCAAGTCCTTTAGAGTCTCGCGGAAGATGAGCGCCAGTTCCTCCGTTGGATCGTCCCTCCAGATCTGAAGTGAGAGCGCCCACCAGTCCGCTAGAACGTCCAAAGACATTCTTACTGATCTGTTGTCCTCGTTCTCGTCGTTGTTCCGCTTTATTTGATTGTCGTGTGCCATTACTTCCTCCGTTTGGTGGAGTAGATTTCCACATCCGCTCCTTCAAAAATCTTTTTGGATAGGGAATAAAGCGAGTTCCCTCTTGCCACTGTCCGCATGCAACCCACGCGGGCAGACGTTCAACGATTTCGCTCTGGTCAATTGGTGAGAGTCCGAGCCACATAATGAACGTTCCATCCTCGTCTATTTTGTTTGGGTAGATAGCCCAAAACATTTTGAATTGCGCGCGCGAAAATTCTTCCCTCTCTGTTAAGGCAACGCGCGCTGGGGTATTACCACTTTTAGCCGAAGGCTCCGGTTCTTTTGGTGTTGGTGTTGGTATATGGTTATGGGAAGGCATCGCTGGAGCATTGCTTGTAGCATGCTCGGAGGATTGCTTGGAGCATACTCTATTCCACCTAGACTTTGCTGCTGTTTTTGCCTTATTACTCCTTGATTCTGCTTTAGTTAGCTCTTCTTCAAAGCGCTTATTTGAGTATCCAAAATCCGTTAAAAAGAAGAACTGCGACAGAACAGAAAACAGAGCCTTTTTTTCACGTATTTTGCTCGCATTTGTCATGCGGATGAGTATTTTTAGGTCGGTAGGGAGAGGTTTTTCGGTGGCGTAAAGGATGTCAAGAAGACGGGTGTAGGCCCAGTGTTCTTCCCATGACAGGTGTCCAGTGTCGCGTTCGTAGTCCCCGACGTATCGCGGATAGAAATTCAAGCGCCGCCTCAGAGCTGAGAACGGGAGTGAGAGAGGAAACCTTGCGAGTGAGCGTCGCGGAGGCATCATCGGGGCTCACTCCCGAGTCAGCGTTGCGGACTGTAGCGCACGCGCGTCGCGCGAGTCCAGTCTAAAAACGTCTTGTGGTGATAAAAAGTCAACCGCTATATGTTGTGGCTAGGTTTCTTGCTCATCATCTG